ACTTCTACAGGATTAAAATGCCCATAAAGTGTCGGCTGGAAATCGTCTGGCATTTCAAGGATATTATCAGGATTATTTGTGCCATGATAAAAATCGCCAAAAATCGATGCTGGCAGTGCTTTTGAAAGATTTACTCTTCCTTGTGGAATGTCTAATTTTTCAAATTTGCTTTTCACTCTATCTGGATAAAAAGCAATCATCGGTTGAGAGTCCTCCCAAGCAATATAACCATCAAATCCTGCAAGTTTTATAACATCTGCAATTTCTTCAGTCGATTCCCATCCATTAGTTTTATTTGCTCCTAACTTGGACAATCTTTTTATCCATTGCTTAGCTTGATTATCAGAATCGTCTCTTGCTTTTTTCCTTTCTTTATCATTCGTCAAACTTGGACCATTATAGTCTGATTCAAATATCGAATAAGAGAGTTGAGGTTCTATTTTTGCAATATCTTTTTTGCTAGAAGGATCAAATATATTTTTGCTTTTTAATTTTGTTGTTATTACATTTGGTCCAAATCCAAATGCATAGTCTAAATCTGGAGCAACATAAATAACTTCAACAGGGTCCCAAGTTCCGTATAATGTTGGTTTAAATTTAGAAGCTCCTTGTGATAGTCTCCTGACAAAATTGCTATCATTTGTGCCATGATAAAAATCGCCAAAAATCGATGCTGGCAGTGCTTTTGAAGATGGCGGAATTTTATTTGACTGTCTCCATTCACCTTCAAGAGAAACATTAGGCAGAGCATTGGCGATCACCTTGCCATAGTTAATTGGCAACTTCTCAGCATTGTTTTCGTCCAAGCGCAACATGCGATCCAAACGACGGGAAACAATCGTTCGATCGCGACTGTCCTGACCACGCTTAACTTTCAACTTCGTGCGACTCGGATTGGCATCAACAGTGCTCTGGTTGTAAAGATTCAGTAGATCATTGACAACATTTTTCTTTTCCTCAGCAATCTGAGGATCTGAATCAAGATCAGTTTGTCCTGGGACATTCTTCTTCTGGTTGTCGAGCACCTTGACAAAGTCTGCCCAGAAATCATACTTACTGCCATTCCACAAAGCCAAGCGTCCAGGCATCTCCTTTGCCCAAGCATTAAGTTTATTGTGCAAACGAGTAACAGAAACAGTCGTCACTAAGAAGTTGCCATCTTGGCTGAATTGAAATCCAATTGGAGCATCATCGCTAAAGCGTGGCGCCATTGCACGATATTTTCCTCCACGCAATGCTGCTTGATATTCTGTGTTGAATCTTGACCCATCACCACGCAAGAGCATCTCATTGATCTTGCGAATCAGAACCTTCATCTTTGGGGGAAGAACGATGTCGGGAATCTGGGAAATTGCCATTAGCTGACTTGGCGACATCACACCACGATAGTTGCCATTGCCTGTGTCCTTGAGACGATTTGGCGTTCCATCGTCAGCTGCAGTATCGATGGCGGTCTTTATTAGGTCGCTCCTTTTGCGTGCAACAGCCTCTACAGCTGCTTTGCTTAAGATCCTTGGCGTTCCGTCAGGATTCCTTGCAATACGCACACCTGCGACGATTTTTGTGCCGTCTGGCTTGCCCTTTGCCATGGCAGAAAGAGCTTTTGGAGGCTGCGATAAATAATCAGGATCAACAGGGACAAGTTTGCCTCCTTGGACTGTCCATTCACCAGCAACAAGCTTGTCTTGTGCAGACTTTGGCAGCACTTCTTCACTCAAAACAGTCCCATCTGGTGCTGTTATAGTCGTGGCAGCTTCACGCTCCCAGAAGTCGGCATCCTTGTAGCGATTGAAAAGTGCTTTGCTGGTGGCAATTTTTGTTATCGGAATTGCACCTGTCGAAGCAAGATCTGCCTGACCAATTTGATTCAGAGTTCCATTGTAATCACGAAGAGTTCTGCGAAATTGGCGCATCAATGCCATGGCCTGACTTGGAATTTCAGCATCAAGAACATTGCTCCGACCAGAGTCATCAATATTGATGCCCATATTTCCGAGCGAGTCACGAATCTTGCCAAGAGTTGAAGAAGCATTCTGGGCTCGTGCATAATCAAGCACACTTTCAACAACAGAATCTTCAACATTGCTTGTCATGCCTGTGGCGCCACCAGACTGAGTGAATGCTTCAGCAAGAAACTCTTCTTTTATGGCATTGAGAAGATCTCCATCAGTCTCAAACATCGAACGCCACATTCCTTTTTCCAGAGGATTGAAATTGGCACTATACTTGTCAGCCATCTGGCGCAACTTTTCGTCATTAATGATGCCATCGCTGATTTTTTCCTGATTGCCTTGGTCGTCTGTTATGTATTGATCAAAAAGAACATCAGTGTATTCTTTCATCCTGTCTTGAACTTCGCCAAATTGAAGCAAACCATGGAACATTTCATGGCGCATGACAGAAGCAATATCAAGACCACGAGAGTTCTTCAACTCATCTGAGTTCATGATGATGGTTGGCTTGCTGACAGGAGCACCAGACTGCCACCATCCTGGCTGTGTTCTGTCCTTGGCAGGAGTTAGTGCGAAACCTCGCTGGCCAGAGAGGTTTTCCTTCTCACTTTCAAGGAATCCTTCAAAGGCCAATGCATCATCAAGCAGTTTCTTGTCTTCAGGAGAAAGATTTTCCTCTCCTCCAAGAATTTTAATCGTCTCAGCAGCAGCTTCTTTTTGAGATTTATACATCTCATCAAGTGCAGCTTTGATTTCATCTGTGCCAAGCATCCGCACATCAACATCGCCAAGTCCAGCACCATCAGAAACTGTTTTAAGATTGCCAAGAGAGTCCATAAACTCCTTGTTGATAATGAACTCGATTTCCTTCTGAGTTTGAGGATTGGTTTTTGCTGCAGAATTGATGTCTGAATCAATCTTTGGCATCACAACACCTTCAAGGTGATCAATCTCAGTTTGAGCATCTCTTGGTGTTATCGTGACATTGCCAAATGTGCGTTTCTTGGCAGAATTTACGATGTCTTTAAGAAGATCAATGCGCGACTGAACAGAATCTTTGCGCTTTGTCAGTTGGTCGACAAATGTCGTCGGATCAGACAACGACTTCAACCTAGCTTTTGTAGTTTCGTCCAAACCTTCCATCATCCTGCCAATATCACCTTCAGCAGCTTTGCGTTGGTCTGCACGAACACGATCAACAAACAAGCTCTTTGGGTTTGAGCCAAGGACAAATCCCATGCCAGCACCATAGCCAGTTGCCTCACCAACATCGCCCCAAGTTTCCATGTTTGGCAACCCAAGCATAACTTGAACTGCTGCACCATTAATCCCAGCATTTGCATAGTATTGGCCAAGCCTTGAAGCAGAATCAACAGCACGAGTTCTGGCAAGACCTTGACGAGAGCGATTGGCCATTTTCTCTGCATTCTTTTCTGCTTCAGCAGCAGCTTCAACAGGAGAAAGTTCACCAATTTTCTTGCGCAATCCTTGGCTTGCATCTCCAAAAAGAACATTAGCAAGACGACCTTGAGTTGGGAGTTCTCCAAGTCTTTCAGCCACACCTTTTCTTCCAGCCATTCCAGCATCAAGCACACGACCGATGTCGGTGCCAAGACGACCGAATGCCTCTGCTCCGCCAGAAATTCTGCCAAGGAAATTTGATGTCTTTCCAACAGCATTGCGGAAAATCCAGTCATCGCTACCACTTATAGCACGATCAATTTTTGCAGAGTATTCATTGATCTTTTCGCCAAGACGACGGCCACCATATCCTACAGCTTCAACTGCTGGAGCCAGACCAATCCGACGCTTACCAACTTGGACACCTGTAAGACCCTTTAGAGCTCCTTCGCCGACCTTCCCTGCAGCCTTCGCTGTCAACTTTGACATCCTTCCCATTAAAGGAATGTCAGGCGCAAAAATATCGCCAAGTTTGGCAACTTCTGGCACCATCTGCTCCTTTGTAAGAGCACGCTCATTAATCTGCTGCTCTAGGTCTTTTGAAAATTGCTCGTCAAGCAATCCAACATCACCAAGTGCACCTGCTCCTTTGGCAAGGAGTGCAGATGTGCGTTCTGGCATTGCTTTTTCTTCAGCAGCAAATTCCTTTCGTGCTGCTTCACGCTTAAGGTAATTCTTATAAGATTCTTCTTCAGTTTGTGCACCGACAAGTTCTTTTGCCCAATCAGTCACAGGAGTGCCACCTTTGTAAACAGTCTTTGGCAACTCATAGACAAGATCCTCAAGGCCACCAGCGACACCAGAGCCAAACGACCTTGCAGTCTGCCCAGCCTTCTCAAGAACCTTTGCTTCCTCTTCTGGAGTTGCATCCATTGCTCCAATTGGATCAAATACAGTATATTTAAGACCTTTGTATGCACCAACTGGCAATTCTGTTGCAGCATCCTGAACAGCTGATCCAGCACGACTCAGGAAGTCACCAATTTTGCGTGTTGCTGGCTTTTCGCGTTCATATTTCCAAACAGTTTTTTCTTGCTCAGGGTTAAACTGATATCCCTCTTCTTGAAACTTCTTGAGTTTCTCGGGATCTTTTTCTGCCATCATCTCGCCATAGCGATCAGCTGCAGCAATGTCTTCTTCGTCTTTCTTGCGTTTTGCTTCAGCTTCTTTTTGGGCTTGTCTTAATGCAGCATTTTCTTCTTTGGTGAAGAGTGGATCGTCCTGAGACTCGTCAAGAATCTGCTGCTCTTCTTCTTTTGTCAGAGGAGAGCCTAAAATTTTTTCTGTTGGTTTTTCTGTTATGCCTTCAGAAACACGCTTTCCCCAGTTTAGGATCGAGCTAGGAATTATTGGGATTGCCATTAGAATTTTGGTTTTTGTCCAGTTTTCTCGATATATTCTTTTGTCTTCTTGGCGATTGCTTGTATCAATTCTGGCCGTTTTGTATCAACGACAGAAACTCCTGCAACTTGATCACGGAGTGCTTTGATTTCATTGTAAAGTCCAGATTGTGCTGCTGTTTTGTCTGTGGCAGCGTCGGCTGCTTTCTGTGCAGCTTCAAAGCCACCAACATCATAGCCAGCTTTCTTGGCTGTATTTATATAGCCATCAAAAGAAGATTTTATTTTCTGCTCAAGCATGCCCATAAGAGCTTCAGCAACTTGTTCCTCAGTTTCCATATTAGGAACCATGGATTTATATCTTTTAACATCTGCATCAGTTAGGACGCCGACTTCTCCAAAAACTGTTCTTGCAAGTCCAGGGACAACACTTTCTACAAGCTTAGTGAGATAGCGAGCATCAACATCATAAGGATTCTTTGAACGAATGAAACCTGTAATTGGCCCACGATCGACTCCAGCCATGGTTTTTTTAATTTCATTCATCGTCATCAAGGTGCTATCAAACTGGCTCAACTTTGTAACCATATCAGAGGTTAACTCTTTGCCTGCACCTTCTTTCTTGAAAGTCTCAGTGCCAGTTGGTGTTTTACGCGTGTAAGACTCTTTGGAATAACCTTCGGCTGGAGCAGCAGGAGCTCCTTCTTCTTTCATTGCTACTGTCCCAGGAACAAGCTTCCCAGTTGCCCTGTCAAGAACACCTACACGTCCACCTCCAAGATCTTGCTCAATGTATCTTCCTGTGCCTTTGGATTGTGCAGGAGTGCTTCCAGCAGCCAATGGTGGTGCTTCTGCAGCTTGCTTAGTCTGCTCAGAAGGAGCAACAACACCTCTCAAGCCTGCAGAAAAAGAATCTCCATCGCGCAATGAGAATGCAGTGCCTGCATTTGCAAGAGGTGCAGCTTCTGGAAGAGGAGCTTCAAAGTCGTAATTGCCAGCAGCAATGGCTGCATCACGCTTCTTTTCGTCGATCGTAAGTTGTTTCAATTCCTCAGACAAATTGTTTGAATCTGAATTTTCTTTTATGTTGGCAATGTAAACATCCTGAAGGAATTTTTTATGAGAATCGTCTTTTTCCTGCTCACGCTTTAATCTTAGCTGCTCTGCTGCTTCATTTAATTTTGCTCTGTCAGAAACTCCCTCAGTTATTCCTTTGATTCCGACAGTTACGCCAGACAAGAGATTTTCAGTTGCTTGCTGTTGACCTCTCATCCAAGTGTCAATTCCTGGATCAGGAAGATTCCCAACATCAGGAACAAGACTGGCACCACTAACAAAATCAAATCTTGGTCCTTGGACTGTCGCAAGACTTTGCCTTTGTGGTGTTGAAAACTGAAATCCTCCTGTTTGCATAATTACATTCCTCCGAATCTTGTCTGTGGTGATGAAAATGTCAGATTGGCAGCACGATTGATCGATTCTCCAAATTTTGTGAATGCTGATGTGTTTCTCGGGAGACCAAGAACTGTTGTTTTTGCAATAGCTGGAGCTGGCTCTTTCCCTAGATTTATTTCTTCAATAAATGCCTGACCACCTGTTGCTCTTCCTGCATAAGACCTAGATCTTTCCTCAAATTCTTTACGTCTTTTTTCACCTTCTTTTTTACTTTCACCTTCATACCTAGACTGTTCAGCTCTGGCATCGCTTGCTTTCTTCTCGCCAGCAAGTCTTGCTTTTTCTGCTGCAGCAATTTCATCCATGGCTGTGGCTGCAGTGTATGGATTGGCTTGCTGTGTTGGCAGTTGCCTTTGCTGTGGCTGTGGCTGTGGCTGTGGCTGTGGCTGTGGCTGTGGCTGTGGCTTTGGCTGTGGCTGTGGCTTTGGAACATACTTTTGGTATCCTGTGTTCTGCTTTCCTTTATCCGTTAGCCAAGGAAAAGGGTCTGCATTTTTATTTTTAGCCATAAATTATAGCCCTCCAATTCGAGCTTGCTGCGTTGGATACATCATATTTGCTGGCTTTACGATGCTTGTTCCGAATGGCGTCAATCCAGGAGCAGGAGCAGAGGATTTTGATTTATCGCCAATTCTCTGGTTGATGGCAGAAGTCGTGGAATCTACCATTGTGCTGTCTGATGGTGCTCCACCTGCCTGATTTGCAAAAGTTTCTGTTGCTCCTTTATATTGATCTAAAGAAGTAGAGTCTTTTGCCATTTGCTTTTCATTCCAGAGCTCTTGATCGCGCTTTGCTTCATCAATTTTTCGCTGTGCTTCTTCAGCTTTGCGCGTTTCATCATACTGTTTGCGCGTATCTTCGTATTGCCGTGCGTTCTCTTTGCGCTGATTTGCCATTTCAGTTGCCCAAATCTGCATCGAGTTGTCCTGCTGCTGAATAGGCTGTTGATACTGTTGATTGTTATTGTTATTATTGCTACCACTTCTGCTTTTTGATTTGCTTCTTCCGCCCATAACTACTCCTCCTTATTATTTTGTTTCATTAAAATCCAATCCTGCGTTGTGTTGGATTGGAAAAGTTCGTTCCAGAAAACAATCCACCTCCAGAAGTCCCTGTCTGAGGAGTGAATCCTGCAGCTTTATAACTTGCTGGAGAATTTGTCATAATTGGAGCATTTTGATCAGGAGAGTATCCAGACCTTTGACTCATTATTCCTTTGGCAGCAGAGTCAAATGCAGTATTGGCATATTGTCCTGCCATTTTATATGGATCATATCCATATTTTTGTTGATACTCTGCTGACATTCCTGTTGCTGCTGGCATTGCAGCTGCTGAGTTTGGCACAGATGCTGAAGTTGTAGCTGCAGGTGGTGGTGTTGATGATGATCCGCCCATATTTTTATTTATTGTTGGTTTGATTAATAATTTATTTTTCCGCTAGGACTAACTTTCCCGTGATATCGTTTTGCCCAAGCATCGGCTTGAGGAATATCCGAGAAAGATGGGTAATTGTTAATTCCAAATTTCATAGCAGTTGATACTGCTTGATCATCAGTTAATTTTTTGCCTTCCACCATTGTTGGAATGACATATTGCTTATTGTCTATCCCAAAAGTTCCAAGAAGTACATTACTCTGACTGCCATCTTGGTTTTGCACAGATGGATGCTTTGTCGGAAATCCTTTGTATGTTGCGCTTCCACCCATATTACTTCATCGATTTTGCGCCTTTGCGTATAGTCCTGGTTTCATAATTCAGTCCTCAATCCGCAGTATGGAATTTTTGGTTCACAAGTTTGAACAAATTCAGAAACATTTGGAATCACACGACCACCAAGCTTAGGACATGGGACATAATCAGGAGTGCTGTTGCTTATGCAGTTTGTGCAAGTGTGATAATAGTCGCTATTGAGGTGCTTGTCTAATTTTGTTTTTATGATCCCATCAATGATTTCATAGCGATTTTTGTCAAATGGAATATCATTATTCAGCGTGTAGTCTGAAATGTTTTTCTCTGTCCATTCCTTCAATGGAAACCAAATGTCTGCAGAATTTGGAATGCGTTGAATGTCGAGTTGCAAAGGAATTGGACCACTCAGCGGATCAACATCGCAGCTTTTGTGGCCACATATCAAACTGTCCCACAGAAACTCTATGTTGTCAACTTTTGGACGCAACAACCACTCAACTCCACAAACATAATCTTTGCCATCTTCATGTGGCTCTGTTCCGCGAGCAATGATGAGATTTTCTTGCCCTATGGAATATGATTCCATAAAATCAATGCGATCTTTTCCATAACACAATCCGACAGACTTTGGCGAGGAATCATAAACTGTCAGATTTAAGTCCTGCGATATTTTATTTTGGAATTCCCACTTTGCTTTCATCCACGGCAGAGTCCACTGAATGCAGTCAATGTTTTTGTTGAGGACATTCTTGATTATAAAAAGAAGAACAGTGCTGTCTTTTCCTCCAGACCAAAGCAGTGCAGGTCGTTTCGATTTCTCGAAAACTAAAAGCAACGACTCGAGTGTTTTTTCTATCAATGTCATCATTAGAAAATAATAGCAGCACCAGCGAGTGCTCCAGCAGCACCAATGCCAGCACCCATTAGTGCAGTTTTGTTTCCTTCGCCAGCCACCGCAGCAGAATTCTCAGCTTGGAGATTCTGAGATCTCTGTTGAGCTTTAAGTTGAGCATTCTGACCTTTCCTTGCTGCATCCATTTGGCCAAATTGTTGGAAAGCATTCACTGTATTGTTGGACTGATTGCCCATCATACTTAAAATCTGAGCACGATAAGCATCACGCGCATTGGCATTTTCTGCAGCAAGCTGAGATTCGTAACTTGCTAGCTGACCTGGATCAAGACCTGCGAGTTGCATTGGATTTGCAGCCAAAAGCCTAGCTGCACGATCCTGTGATGCTGCACGATTTGCATAATAGTCCTCGCGACTTCTGTCTGCCAATGCAGAGCGAGCGAATCCTGAGCGAAGATTGGCACCTGTTGAAATGACATCAGACAGACCTTGTTTCAGCCACATATTGGAAAGCTCTTTGCTTGGGCCACCCTCAAGATCTTCAGCTGTTTGGCGTGTCAATCCCCTACGCACCTCAGCCAAGCGAGGATCCATTCGCTCCTCAAGAGCTCGTGATTTTAGGGCATTAATTTCAGCCTCTCGAGCAGCACCTCTTTGCATTGTGTCAACTTGACGCTCGCGAATTTCTGGCGCCATCCTTATGGCCATATCAGTGATCCCTGAGCCAAGACCGAGCCCAGAAATCATATTTCTTGTATACATTGGATCGTCTTGGACTCCTGCACCTCCAGGACCATCAATGTTCGTCTTGTCAAGTTTTACTTTTGGCGTTCCTCCTCCCATAATTATTCTCCTATTGTTGCGTATATTTCTCGATCTATTTTTTGAAATCCTTGTGCTTCAATCATCGCCTTTGGAAATGTGCTCCTTGTTTCGTCAAGTGGCACACCAATGAATCCTTCGCCAGCACTCACAAACTGGCAGTGTGCCTTGAATCCTTGAACAACTTCAATAATTCCTCTCGGAGTTACAACTCCTGGATGGAATGCTGGGAAGGCCACAGGAAGGTAAACTATGTCAGCGTAGCCGAATGTTTTGTCGTCACGCTCGAATGCGAACAACTTGGCATTGCGTTGTGGCACGATCACATGATCAAAACTCGCAGCAAATTGCTGCATCTTTGCAAAGTCTTCACTGAATGGGGAAACTTCTACGAATTTTGTTTTCATCAGCGTGTGGCAGTGACGACAAGACTAACATCATGAACAATATTTGTTGCAGCAACAGCAGTGGCTGTCACTATTTGAAATCCAAAACCTGTTTTCGTTTTAACTGAATTATATAATCCAGCAGTTACTGACAAGTAAGCTTGGGCAGTTCCATTTGTTCCAACCATTCCACCTACGCAGTATGAGGAGTCTGTGAATGAATTTATAAATGACAAAGTGTAATTTGAAATTGCATTTTTTGTCAATGTTGCATTATAACTTGCACGGATGCCAGTGCCAATGAATGTAAATGTATTTGCAGACTGCACTGCTGTTGCTGCACCAGAAAGCATCTTGAATTCAAGTTGAGTGGCAGAAATTGCACGAGTAATTTCAATTCCAAGAGTTGAAACATTCACTCCGCCAAGAGTTGCTCCAGCAATACTTGCAATACTTGGAATTTTAAAAATCATACCAACAAAACGATCTCCTTGAAATGTCGTTGAGTTTGTCATGGTCCAGGTGCCTAGGTTGCTTCCCAAAACAGTTGCAAGGGTTGATCCTGTGGCTGCAACGATGGTGCCTGAAGCTGCTATAACACCAGCTGTGCAAGTTAGTGTTCCAGCTTCAATTACTCCTGGGTCAAAATTTATCGAAGCAGAATTGACACGCTTCCTGACATTCTTTGTGTAATCCGCATCATCGCTAAGATTCTGGTATTTTATTGTCAGGTTAGCAGCTTTTAAAGTTGCAGGAGTTACTGCAGTTGTCGCTTCAGTTCCAGCATCTACTGCTGCCTGTGTAGCAAGGAACATGACACCTTTCACTGTTTCAGAAGCTGGTGGATAGGAAAATCCAGTCCCTCCAAGTGTGTATGATCCAGGAGGAATGCCTGTGATGACAAGATCAATGGCAAAGAATGCAGCAGTCGTGCTCACCTTAACGACAATTGGAGATGTCTGAGAATAAACAGCAAAAAGAATGCCTGTGCTTGTTATGATGCCAATTTCCTGGCAAGTGTATGTATCGGTCGTCTCGTCGGAAACTGTAAAATGGATCGTGTCAGAAGAAGGATTGGAAAATCCTGAAGGAGTCAAAGATTTTATCGGAGCTTGAAGTGCTGTCTGAGTTGGTTGAGGTGTGTATCCAGAGTTCCCAATTTGAACTGTAGAAAGGACAACTGGACCAAGAGTTCCTGCCTGTGCAATTGCAGCTCTGCCAACATTTGTTATTACAAAATTTAGTGCCATTTTATTATTTATATCATTTGGTTATAATTTCAAAAAGAAAACACAATTATGTATATGTTTTTGAAAAAGGTGTTCCAGAAACGACAGTTGTTGGTGTTGTCCCATCGCCCCAATTTACAGCTGTGTTTGGATTATCCGTTGTAATTATCATATTTGAAATTGAAAGTGCCGTCCCAGGAACAGAATTTAGTGTCCAGAAAATTGGCGAAGAAACAAAATCAAATCGCTCCCATGTGATCTGTCTTGATATTGAAAAATTATTAACTTCAGCGTCCAAATCAACATCAACTCTTTCAAGCGAGCCAGACGGGATTGGAGGTATAACTGGAACTTGCGTTGTTGAAGAAATTGAATTCTGAGGAATAATTATTTTCTCTTCTGCAAGTTGAATTAGGAATCTCTGGAGCTTGTTTCTGTTTAATGAAGTTATTGAGCAAGGAAGACAATCATTATCATTTGTTCCTTTTATTGCTATAGATGAATAGAGAGCAATCGGAGGTCTGTCTGAAAACGGACTTATAAAAGCACTCGCTTGAGTTCCAGAATATTTTTTTATGTCTGTTGCAGAAGGCATATTATTGGCATGTTACTCCAGAATCAACATACTCCTGAGCTATAAGCAATGCTCTATTGTCCGCATCAACTTGGCTAATTTCGCTCCTGTAAACTCCACCAATTGAATAAGAAAATAATGATTCAAGGAAATTTCCTGCTGAGCCAATCCTTACGAATCTGCTTGCATCTTCTCCATCGAATTGTGTGAATTTTCCAACAGCGATAATATTTCCACTACTTATTATGATCTGATTCACAACATCATCAAATCCTGTTCCTGGGTTGAATGAAAGATCAATTGCTCCTGTTGAGGATATTTTTACTATCCTGTTTATTGAATTTCCATTGTATGATGTGAATGATCCTGCTGCATAAACAGCACCTGTGCTATCAATGATAATGGACTTTGCAGCTGTCCCAGAACTAAACCCAGTCCCGACATTAAAAGATGTGTCAACATTTCCATTTGTCAACAACCTAACTATATTTTTGTTGGAATTTATTCCGACAGAAGAAAATATTATTTTTCCATCTGTTTGAAGAGCCAAAGCATAAAAATTGTTGTCTGGAGCATTGTGCTCGTAATGAGTAAATGTTGCATCATTAGTTCCATTTGCATTTAATCTATTGACAGAAACTTTTGAATTCGTCCCATATCCAGCAATTATAATTTTCCCATCTGGCTGTTCTATAAAATCCTTGACAGCAACAAATGGGATGGTGAATGCTTGTGAAACTGTCCCATCTGCATTCAGTTTTACAAATGGAGAGGCCAATGAAGTTCCATTGTAACTTGTAAATGTTCCAGAGACGAATATTTTCTGGCCATCGTTGGCAATTTTAACTTTCCTTGCAGTGCCTGTTGCAAATCCTGTCCCAAAAGTTGGAGTTGAAGAAAGACTTCCACTTGTTGTTATTTTTGCTATACAACTACGATTTTCATCTGCATATTTTGCAAAATCCCCAACACAGATTGTGGATCCATCTGCAAAATTAGCAATTGAATAAACATTGTAATTCAGCGAAGGATCTGTTGGATTGAATGGCATATTCACAAACCCATTTGCATTTATGTTCGAAGCTGTAAAATTTGTAATTCTTCCGCCAGTTATTAAATCTTTTGCAGTTATTTTGCCTTGAACTCGAGCATTGTCATACCAGAAGTTCCCAACAAGGATGAATCTGTCTGGAATGATGCAAAATGAATTTATTTCTTCATTTATTGTGCTTGTGCAAGTTCCATTTACAAATTTTACACCATCGTAGTAGCAAGGATATTCCTCAATAACTACAGCGAGTTGATTTTCGGCTGTTTGTTGTGCAATTGAAAGAGCGAAAGTGTCAGCGTCTTCCTGAGAAACTTTTGATCTGTATGTTGCAATGGCAGTTACAGAAGTTATCCCTGTCACGGAAGGAGAAGGGCAAATCCGCTCTGCTTTGTATGACTGCGTAGAGACGAATATATTTGAAACTGCTCTTTCGAATCTTTCACCAACTGGTATAAAATCTGAAGCTATTTCATATAAGTGATTTATTCCACTCTCATCAACTATGCATGCTTTTGTTTCATTCTTTTCACACTTTCCATCAGAAGGCTCTGGATATGGCTCCATGAATATCCTTATAGATTCCACAGCCAACTGTCCGCACCACCTGACTAACAAGCTGAATGCTTTGTCTATGCTTTCTACATTTTCACTTTCACAAGTTGGGCAGTTATTTTCTAAATTTCCATACTCTGTCAAAAGTCTTCTATTTTGCTTTCTCAGAGTTCCAAGTTCTGTAGATTCTTCAGCTGAAATATTCGCTCCTGTGTCTTCAATTAAAATTGGAGCAATTATTTCTTTGCACAAAACATTTTTGTAAGCTCCGCGCATTCCTCTGTAATCAACTCTCAAAGAAACATCGCCTGCAATCTCAATCAGATTTAGATCTGAATAAAGAAATACTTTCAGATCATGGCCATCGCCCATGAGTCTTGTTTCAAATTCGCAATAGATTGGACGCTTATAGTATGCAAGTTCATTGTCAGCACCAAGTTCAAAGAAAGAGTCTTCTCTGTCTGGCATGAATGCTTCCCATATATGGTTATGACTTCCGTCAGAAAGTGAATTGTAGTCAACAGAAGCAGCAAATGCTCGTCGTCTGTTACTTATGTTTGCAGAGACCCATTGCACTGGCCTGATGCCTGTCCAGACGCTTGACCATGCAGGAATTTTCTCTGCAGATGCTTCACTCATCGTCGCGTAATCCAAAACAAATGTCTCTGAATTTAAATTTTCATTTACTGGAGCAGAAACAAGAAGATAGTTCTCAAAACTAACAGAACATATTCCTGATTGATCTGAGTTTAATGATTGTTTGCTGAATGCCATCTCAGCATCACGGAAATTAATCTGACTTGTCAAATTTGATGAAGCAGCAGCATCAGACGAAACAAGACCGCCAGCACTATACCACCACATCAAACCTGATTGGAAAACAATGCTCCTTCCTGCCACGCATCCTGTGCTTGGAAATAGTATGGATTGAAAATTAGCAGTTGTTGCCCATTTTTCCCTGTCCCTTATTCCAGACTGAATAACTTCGCTCCTGCTGTCAGTAAAAATAGAAAGAATTTCTGCTCTATTTTCACCAACGAATCCAACGAGTCCTGTTATATTTTTAGAAAAAAGGAAATCTCCACGACTTGTGCCATCAATTCTTTCAGAAAAAGACAAAGGATCAAACAAGTCTGAAGCAACAAGGACTTTTCCTCTAGCGACCCATAGTCTTCCGCCAGAAAATGCCATCCATGTTCCTTTTGGTGTTTGGAGAAAAGGCTCAGCCTCTTTGAGATGAGAGGATTCGTATCCATCCCAATAGGCTGCATCATTCAGCCCATCCTGGATCATCAAAACATTGTAGCTCGGAATAAGTTGTATTGTTTGATTTGCGAGAGTCGTCACAGTTTTCTCTGCAACGCAAAAATAAATCATTGCGACATTTTTATCGAAGCTCAAATTCTGAATTTTAAAAAAATCCCAGTC